CGAATGCCTTTAAAAAAAACAATGAAAAAGAAACCAAGAATTATAAAAAAGGTAGTTTCCTTTCCACCCATTTCAAAGGATAATAAATTATGTTGCGCCATTCGCTTTTACGATAACGAACCTGAAATTATACAACAATTTATTATTTCGAAACCATTGGTAGAAGTTATACAAGTCTCTGGAGAATCCAATTATGATGTTATGCAAGGTGATACGACAGCAAATACATATATCTCTCGATTTTTATCATTGTATCCAAAAAATGCATATGCTTTGTTTTTGAAGCAAGGAAATATTCAAGAAAACAAAACAGCTATTGGTTTTTCTCGAGACAATGGTGAAAACTTGAAGCAATGGGTTATAAAAACAAAATCTGAAAAGGCGGTTTTATTTGATTGGGATCGCACTCTCTCTGTTCTGGAAGGAATTATGGTACCACCAAACAAATGGGTTATTAATGAATTTAAAAAAAAAAAAATTTCATATTATGATATGGCACTGTATTATGCAGGTACCAAAGCGAGGCTGCAATATTTACGTGGATTGTCTGACTTTTTAGAAAAACATCGTGTTCATATATATATTTTAACAAACAATCCATTAGCTACAAACTACTGGGAAAAATGGATCAATACTGCCGCAGTAGGTCCTGAATCGCGCCATCAATTTTTTATGGTGGTAAAACAATTTTTCCCCTCTCTTAAAATAGAAAATGTTCTTTGTGGTTTGGATACAGATGGTTTTAAACCAGATGTATTTTTAACAAATCAACACCTTCGAGATATGTATGGTAGAATGGAACATTGGCATTATATACATAGTCACACGGGACTCTTATACAGATGAATAATAATCCTTACAACTACCATTTTGTCTTTTTCACGCTGATTTTTGCGGTTTGTCCACGTTTTTTTACATTGTTTGGGTCATATTTTTCGTCTTCGTCGTCACTTTGAATATCCTTTGACAATTCCCAGAATTCTTTTGATCCAAGACGGAAATCATTATGTGAATCCGCCTTGTACCAAAAGACTTGTTCGTGCAATTTATTCGATTTGGCGTTGTTGTTGATTACCAAGCACTCGTAATTCTCTGTGCATTGATCCATTACCTGACAAAAAGACTCGAAAGTGGGAAACATTCCTGCATAATTTTCATAAATGCGTTTTCGATTAGCAATATATGGTTCTCTTAAGATAAATACGTAATCAATGTTTGTGCGTAAAGTAGGAGGGATGCCTAATGGATATTGCATAGTAATGATTAACATTATCTTCCAATGTCTCCCATTGAAAAAAAGGAGTCGCATCATCTTATCTCGAGTCCACGAACCGTCATAAAGACAATCATCAAGAATTACAAAGGCACGTGCATCGATAGTACTTCGTTTGTATGTTTCTATTTCTTTTTTAATTTGCTTTAGAACAGTACGTTGTCGTTTTAAAATATTTTCAATAATAGCAGTATTATATTCATTATGAATAAACAATTTAGGCACCAATTTGCTGTAAAATCCGTTGCCTTCTTCTGTGCCTGCAATGACTACACCAATAGGTACATCTTGATGGTAAAAAAGGAGGTCTCTTACCAAAAAAGATTTACCTGTATCACGGCGTCCAAGGAGAACAACAACGGGACCTTTTGCTTCATTCGGTTTGAAGCTAACGGTCTTCATATCAAATTTTTTTAATTCCAATGTCATATATATGCCCTGTAAAAAAAACGGATTCAGAAATCGAATTGACTAAAGAAAAAGACATTGGATAATATATGTTTACGGAATTGTATTTGAAAACAACGGATCCTACAACGAAATGGACAGATTTATTTCAACCAAAATGGTTTCCTCTCTGGATATTTTCCATCTTATATCATCTTTTCTTGTATACAATTTTTGCAAATCTTGTCTCTTTTGTCTTTTTAGGAAGATCTTTGTCTATGAATATTAATAAACGGCTCATTTTTTGTCTACTCATTATTTTATTATTTGGTTATTTCGGTCGGATGCACTATGTAAAAGATATTTACAAAGGTTATCATTATGACAAAGAAAAGGCTAAACTTCATATAGACAAATTCTTTATTTCCTGGGTATTTCTAGGATAAATTTTATTTGAGTTTGAATGATTTTAAATTATTATTTTATTTACCTAAAGATGATTGGCGGATTGAATATCCATTATGAAAAGAGAAAAAATATAGAATTCTTTAGGAAGGTATGTGAATTTTGTTCTTTTTCAGAAATACAAAATTATATTCCTATTTATAACAAATTTTTTGGTCTCAATGAGGGAAATTATAATTCTATCAATTTGAATCACCCTTTTTTTATTAATAATATTGAAGAAAAGCAACATCATTCTGTATATGAATGTACTATTAAAAATATAAACGAAGCATCATCAGAGGTTAAAACAGATGTTTTTTTTAAATTTGCACCTCTATTGGATCCTTATAAATTTCTATCTGGAAAATACAATATTCATAAATCATCTTTGTATACATTGCCTATATTATCAAAGGACATGAAGGAAGATATTGTTCATCCAAAATTGCTGGATGAAAACAACTCTTCTTATATTGATTCTCTCTTTTCATTTATAACGAGTAAATTACTACATCAATATGGATTTATTCACGGTGTCGATTTTTATGGTTCCTTTGTGGGTATTCAAGAAAACTTTACAATGAATGTAGCCGATGATTTAGAGTATCTTGTGCAATGTGATTTTTTCAAAAAACATAAAAACGAAGCTTTTTTTATTGAAAATTATGAACATTTAATAGACACAAATTTTGATGATGATGCGAGTAAGACTAGTCAACCATCATTGGTTCCTATTCATATAGAAAATCAATCTATTCCAATGGAAATAAATGACATTCAAGATTCAAAGGAATGGAATGATATTAATGATTTGTTTGATTCCACTACTACTACTACTACTACTACTACTTCTATGGAATTAATAGATATTATGAATGAAGAATTTGAAATAAATACTAACAATGTTACCACTTTACATTCATTGTCTACTTGTTCTTCACGAACGTCTATTACAGAAGAGGAGGAAGAAGAGGTAGAGGGAGATGATGAAGAACAATGGGAAACAGATGACGACGAGAAAGAAACGTTATCTAAAAATGAAGAGGAAGATGAAATTCCTGTAATGGTCACTATTCCGCGCTTTCCAGTTAATTTAATATGTATGGAAAAATGCGACTATACATTTGATCATTTGATTATCACAAACAAATTATCGGAAAAGGAATGGATGTCGACTTTGATGCAAATTATAATGATACTTGTTACATATCAAAAATGTTTTTCTTTAACACATAATGACCTTCATACAAACAATATAATGTATACTCATACAGAAAAAAAATATATTTATTATATCCATAAAAAGAAGCAGTACAAGGTACCAACATATGGTAGAATATTCAAAATTATTGATTATGGGCGTGCTATTTTTAAATATGATTCCAATTTATTTTGTAGCGATAGTTTTCAACACGGTGCGGACGCATCTCAACAATATAATACAGAACCGTATTTGAATGATAAAAAACCGAGATTGGAACCCAATTTTAGTTTTGATTTATGTAGATTGGCTTGTTCTATTTTCGATTATTTGGTGGATGATTTAGATGAAATAAAGGATATTGAACTATGTGAACCAATTGTGCGTATAATTACAGAATGGTGTATGGATGACAATGGTATTCATATGTTATATAAAAAGGACTATACAGAGAGATATCCTGATTTTAAATTGTATAAAATGATTGCACGTTGCGTTCATAAACATACACCTGAAGCTCAATTAAAACGTAAAGAATTTGAAGCATTTGTAACAAAAAAAATACCATTGTTACAAGAAGACATATTTATCATAAATATAGATGATATACCTTGCTTTTATAAACCATAATACTTTTATACCCCTGTAAAAACTTTATACCCCTGTAAAACTTTATACCCCTGTAAAAACTTTATACCCCTGTAAAAACTTTATACCCCTGTAAAACTTTTTTTATTGTATAATTATATAAAGAAATGTCCGACTTTCAAAGAACCTTTTTTAGTCCTTTAGGAAAAGAGTATTGTTGGTATTTTTATTTTTTGGCACTTATTGCTCTTGTTTTGATTTTATTAAAGGCACTCAATATTATATATTCTCTCTTTACCAAAAAGGAAAAGGATAGCACCAGATATGCATCTGATTTCATATTGCTATTGAGTCTATTGTTGAGTTATTTTGTGAATCGATTGTTGTACTCAATGTGTACTCGTAGTCTTCGATAGTTGTTTGTTTTCCAAAACTTTTTTACAAGCGTTTGTTTGTTAAAAAGCAATAAAATCGTATTTAAGCAATTCTTTTTATATGAAACATATAATATTATGGATATAATACCTGATCCTCTTCCACTCAAACCGAAAACATTTGGATTTATTATTACACGTCATGTGAATTCAATAAAAACAAATCGTTATTGGAATAAATGTATTCAATGTATTCAACGTTTCTATCCAGATAAAAAAATTATTATTATTGATGATAATAGCAATCGACAGTTTTTAAAGGAGAATAAAATATATGAAAATGTAGAATATATTTATTCCGAGTTTCCAGGTAGAGGGGAACTTTTGCCTTATTATTATTTTTACAAACATCATTTTTTTGACAAAGCCATCATCTTGCATGATAGTGTATTCTTTCAAAAAAAAATACATTTCGAAAAAATAAAGGCGCCTGTAATGCCTCTATGGCATTTTAAAGAAGAGAGAATGGAAAATCAAGAACATTCTTTGAATTTAATAAAAACAATGGAAAATGTATATCCTATTCTCTCTTCTTTAACATCACATAATGATACAATATTATCTATGAAAAAATCAATAGAATGGTTTGGATGTTTCGGTGTTCAATCAATGATTCAACATTCTTTCATTGTAATGCTCCAAAAAAAATACAATATTTTTAATTTGCTTACAGTTATAAAAACGAGAAAGGAACGATGTTGTTTAGAGAGAATAATGGGTATTCTTTTTTATAAAGAATATCCATATTTATTACGCCGTCCATCATTACTAGGTGTTATTCATCATTATATGAATTGGGGATATACAATTGATGAATACGAGAGAGATTGTATTAAAAAATGTGGATATAAACATCTTCCATTAATAAAAGTATGGACAGGTCGTTAACCATAGGACAGGTCGTTAACCATAGGATGAGTCTAAAAAGCGGGATTATCTGTAAACACTGCGGGATTTTGTAGTGACAATGTTTCACTTGTTTGTTTTAAAAGTGGTTTTAATTGTTCTAAAAAAAAACCACCTACAATTACACTAAAAAAGACAACCAATGTATCCTTTACTAATATTTTCAAAGGCTTGCTTTCCTTTTCCAAAAATCTCATTTCAATAAATTTCACGAGAAAAAAAACAACTGATATTATGACAGCTTCCACGTATATATTCATTCTTTATCTATAGGAGAACAATCAAAGAAAACTTTGAACGCAAAATACGGTTACACTTTAAGCCAATACTTCAATATCATCCAAAAAATTATTATCTTTTATATTTAAAGAAGGTGGGTCAATGACGTGAATATCCATATTATCTAGGTCTACAACATCATCAAAAATCTTTAATCTATCTGATGAAGAAGATGAAGAAGGTTCATATTCAAACATATTGTTTTTTGTTTTTTCAAAAACAGTAGCAGCCTTTTCTTCGACGTTTTTCTCAAAATCCTTTACCAATACTTCATTGTTGAATGTTACCTTTATCTCTTCTTCTACTGGTATTTCAGGAAACGTAAATATATCTTCCTCTTTATTTGGCAAAAAGATAGGATCGCTTTCCAATTGCTTCACATTTATTTTCTCATCACTAGAAACATCACTAGAAACTATTTCATTCACAATACTTGATTTATCTTCTGCTTTCAACTCTGATTCAGCTTCCTCTAAAATTTGTTCCTTTACTTCTTCCACTACATCCTCTTCCACTGTTTCATCCATATATGCCTGCAAAATAGCTTCCACAGGAACACTTTCTCTCAATGTATTCATAATTCCTTCTTGCACCAATATTTCTAATTCTCTAAAATTCTTTTGCTTCTGTAAAGGAGCAATACCCAATTCAAATAAATACACATTTTTATACACACGTCGTGCCACATAAATATACATTTTGTGAATAAAATCATCCAATTTAGGAATATTAATATTTATCTTTTTTTGTTTCTGTCCAACTCGTATCGCTGTTAGCACTTTTAATT